AGGAAGAAGCACTCGCAAAAAAGAAAAAGGAAGATGAAGAAAAGAAGAAAAAGGAGGCTGAAAACAAAAAGAAGGCTGCACAAAATACACAAATGCGGGCATCTCTTACAAAGAAAGTCAAGGAAACGCAAATGGACCAAAAAGTTAAAAATAAATTATTGAACCAACTCAAAAATTACAGTGTTCAAATCCGAAATGTTGCACCAGGTATTGAACAAACAATCGAGTCTGAAAAGTTGAACGGTAATTATGACGAAGCGGCGAATAAAAAGAAACGCCAAGAAGTTAAGAAACAACTTGCAACATATATTTCTACAACGTACCCAAATATGTCGAAAGCTAATCGTGGTAAATATATTCAACGGGCGAACCTTACACAGTGGAGAAAAGGGATTCTTACAGGGAGTCAAGGCATGGAAGCAAATAAAGCATTTGAAAGAATCAAGGGAAATATCCGCGAAAATATGAAATTGAAAAAGCCACCTCCTCCGCCAATAAATAAAAAGGCAAACCTTAAGAAATTGGTGAATAATACCATGAAAGGACGCGCGGCTAAAAATGTAGACAGACTCAAAAAGAATATTAATGAGGGAATATCCGAAATGGCAGTCAAAACCCGAATTGCGCAATTAAATAAACAAACGAGGTACCAACAGAAATAAAAATATTATATAACTGTAAATGGGCGGCTCGCAATCTTCGGTCCCGTTTCAAAAAATGCAGGTTGCTCAAAGCATTCAAGCAGTCGCCAATAAAGAAAAAATTAAGGCTACCTGTTATCCATGTACAAGTCAAAATGACTGTTCTCGAACACTCAATGGCGAACAAGCAACTGTAGAAGGATGTAATAGTGCATATAATTTTTTTAACATAAATCCACCACCAGCTGATTACACACCACCAAAAGTATCGAGTGGTGTTTTTCAAGTAGGTGGTCCACCAAAAAAAGTGGCAACATTGGGTCCACCAGAAAAAGAGGCAACGGGGGTGGCAACAACCAACTCGGGACAACAGGGTAGTTTGGGTGGCGCTTTATTTTTTGCATTTTTACCTATATCTTCGTATTCGTCGTCGTGTATACTTTCTTTATGCAGTATATACTTTGTAGTAGCGGCAGCATCAAAAAAATAACAATTTAAAAGAAATAATCTAATCAATAATAAAACATGCACAGAGGTTTATCATCCGTTATGATGAACTACGCGCGTTCTATTAGTGATGAAAAGAAAGCAAAAACTATCGTTAAGGGGAACAAATCTGGGGAAATTACGGGAAGTAGTGATGACATGCATGAAAAACTCATATATAAATGTGGATTAAAAAGACGTCAAGTATGGGATGCAAATTCAATGTCATGGTATACGAAAGTGTATTATGTAGACGGTTCGTTATATAATCCTGTTTTGTTTCATAAAGGGAAACTAGAAAAAAATCCTAAGTTTAAATAAATGAAAACGATTGTTAAAATTCCAATAAGTGATACAGGGTACCTTTCAAAACAAGGGTACGTTGATGTGAGAGAAAAATCCGAACTCGCGAGACACAGGGCACTCGCCAAAGTCGTACGCGCGGGTGAACCACCGCTCGGTCTTTTCAGAAGACTGAATGTACTTATGATTTTGTTCAAACGTAAAGACCCAAAACTTTCTAAAATTTTCAAAAAAGATAGAGATTGGGTCAAGGAAAAATATATACGTAAATAATAACAATGAATCCATACTTTGAAGCACTTTTAAGAAATATAGGTGTTTTTATTTCCGTATTTTTTACGATACGATGGGCAGAAAAATCTGTTGTACCAGTGTATGATGTACCCCTAAATATATTAACTATTATTATAGCTATACTCTTAAATTATAGTGGACCATTGAAATTAAATAATTAAAGAAAAACCGCGTTGTATAATAAGTATGAGTACGTGCACAGTATGTTGTGATAAGTACAATAAAACACATCGTATGAAAGTTACATGTCCTCATTGTGATTACGAGGCATGTAAAACGTGTATCCAGACCTATTTATTATCAACTACAGAAGAACCACATTGTATGAAATGTAAACATGAACACGATCGTGAATTCATAGATTCATTTTGTACAAAACGTTTTAGGAATGTTGAATATAGAAAACATCGGGAACAGATTTTATACGAACGTGAAATGGCACGAATGCCAGAAACACAACCATACGCAGAATATAGAATAAAAATGAAAGATCTCAGATTACGGTATTTTGAACTTTTAGATCAAATGTTTCTTTTGAGAGATATGCGTAGAGAAGCGATAAACATGCGTAATTCGACAATTGAATATGATGATGCTATAGCTAAAATGCGTAGAGATATAGAGGAAATTGTAGAAAAGGTAAATTCACTCGAACTAAATGTCACTACAATTAGTAGTGAAAAGTTTACACGTAAGTGTCCATACGAAGAGTGTAGAGGTTTTTTAGATACGGATATGAAATGTGGGTTATGTGTACAACAGTTTTGTGAGCATTGTAATGAAGTTATCATAGATTCCGAACACGTTTGTGATCCCGAAACGGTTGAAACTATGAAACTCATAAACAAAGACACTAAACCGTGTCCTAAATGTGGTACAATGATACATAAAATAGATGGGTGTGCACAAATGTGGTGTACCGAGTGTCATACCGCATTTGATTGGCGTTCGGGGCGTATAGAAACCGGTCGTGTGCATAACCCTCATTACTTTGAATTCAAGAAACGTTCAAGGGAACACGGAGACATTCCGTGTGGTGGGCGACCCACGTTTGCAGAACTTGAAGCAAATGAAGCGGGTGTACATATATTAGATTTGAGTTATAAACTTACTCTATTAGATAGAGATATCATATATAGATACGACGGTATTGGCGATGATGATAATCTACGTTTGCGTGTAGACTATTTAATAAAAATTATATCCGATGACGAATTTAAGAAGGAACTTCAAAGACGTGATAAACATAAATGTAAATTAGAGGATATACGGAATATATACGGAATGTTTTCCGATACGTGTGGTGATTTACTTAGACAATGGATGATTGATCCAACTAAAACGAAGGAGATACTGCGTACCGTTCACGCGTTAGCTGATTATTCGAATAATGTCATAACAAAAATAAGAAACCGGTATAATTGTTCGGTACCTTATTATATATTTTTACGCGCACTTTAAGAATAGAGTCGTTTACATCATAAATGAAATTAATAGAATTAGCTTCGGCAGTTACATCACTTTTTCCATTTATGATTCTAGAGAATTTTGGTAGCGTATCGAGTATGTTTTACCATTTACATAGAAATGAAACCATGTATAAACTTGTTTATATATCCAGACATGTGGATCTTCTACGATTAGGGTACGTACTAAAAGGTGGTTTCGATTATATGGAACTCGTATTTAATTTTTTATCCATGATTATCATTTATAAATCGAGTATTCATGATAAAAGGTACTTAGATGTAAACTTAATCATAAGTGTAATTAAAAGTACATTTGGTATGCCTAAATTACACTACCTCGTCTCACTTTACTTTTGGTTTGTAGCATTTATTATTCATTACGATACTGTATTTGGAAGATATACAGATATAATAGTAAACCTACTTTTGTGTCCACCTCAATATTTATTGAAGAATAATATTATTGCTGTATAATAGAAAATGAACAAAGTTATCTTATTTGTATCGTTTTTACTTATTATATGTTTTTTCATACCCATATATGAAAAACCCAGAGTATTAAAAAATGTATTATCAAAACAAGAATGCGATCATATCAGGAAAATAGCAGAACCTAATCTACAACCTTCAACAATTGGGGGAGATTATGAAATAAATAATTCAGAGCGTAAAAGTGAAACTGCATGGATAAGAGCGTCAGAGGATCCCATCGTTGATAAACTTATACGTAAATGTCAATCCATGACAGATAGACCTTTCGAAAACTATGAAGATTTACAGGTTCTTAGATATAAACCAGGTGGGTTTTATAAACCTCATCAAGACACGTTTTGTGAAGATAAAAATAGACGTATGTATACATTCATAATTGCCTTGAATGACGAGTATGAAGGTGGTGAAACCGTTTTTCCAAATATAAATAAACGGTACCGTTTAGAAAAGGGTGATGCTTTGTTTTTTAATACGTTAAATAACTATGAATGTATGACAACAAAAGCTATACATGGAGGTGCACCAGTTAAATCGGGTGAAAAGTGGGTCTGTAATTTATGGGTACATAAATATGAATATACCGGACCCGCAAAACCTAAAAATAAATAATATTGTTTTTAACTAATTGTCCTTGATAACAAGTTCACCCCTATCCGCTAACATACGTCTATTCACCATGTGTTGTTCCTTAACATCGTCTTTATTTTGTCCGACGTAAGGAACCGCATACCCATTATCACACATCCATTTATTCACGTTCGTCCAGATACCATCTTCAAATACCCAAAGTTCACCGAGTGCGCGTCCATATTTACCGACCGAGTCGCGTTCTTGGCACCGCAATTCAATTTCACAATCGTCCTTATCGGATTCAACCGCTTTTGTGACCCAATTCAAAATCTTCTTCTTCGCGTGTTTCCCATAAATCTTTTCGATCTTATCGGAAGTTCGCGATTCCTCGGTATCGATACCGAGCAATCGTACACGTTGGCGGATGAGTACATCGAAACCCAAATCGATAAGAACGTCAACGGTATCACCGTCAACGACTTTCGAACACGAGTCGATTTTGTATTTAAATTCACAGGGTTTTTGGTTATAGGTAGTCATTATTATGCCTAAGTAACGGTTCTTTTCTTTAATAGTTTATAAAAATAAACCAATTATAGAACAATGGTACGAAAACCACCTTCACATGACCGAAGTTTTGCTTCAAATGAAGAAAGAGCGGCGTGTTGGCACACTACAAAAAACGGTAAATTAAAACCATGGGACGTTTTTAAATCATCAGGTAAAAAATACTGGTTTACGTGTGATAACGGTCACGACTTTGATATATCACTTAATAGCGTTACTAAGGGACGATGGTGTTCGTCTTGTCATCAAACACCTTCATATGACCGAAGTTTTGCTTCAAATGAAGAAAGAGCGGTGTGTTGGTACATTACAAAAAACGGTGATGTAAAACCACTGGACGTTTTTAAATCATCACATAAAAAATACTGGTTTACGTGTGATAATAATCACGACTTTAAAATGCGACTTAATGATGTTACTAGTGGACAATGGTGTTCGTCTTGTCACCAAACACCTTCATATGAACAAAGTTTTGCTTCAAATGAAAAAAGAGCAGCGTGTTGGCACACTACAAAAAACGGTGATGTAAAACCACGGGACGTTTTTAAATCAGCACCACGTAAAAAATACTGGTTTACGTGTGATAACGGTCATGATTTTAGTACACAACTTAATAGCGTTACTAGTGGACAATGGTGTTCGTCTTGTCACCAAACACCTTCATATGAACAAAGTTTTGCTTCAAATGAAAAAAGAGCATCGTGTTGGCACACTACAAAAAACGGTGATGTAAAACCACGGGACGTTTTTAAATCATCATCAAACAAAAGATACTGGTTTACGTGTGATAATGATCACGACTTTAAAATGCGACTTTGTGATGTTACTATTGGACGATGGTGTTCGTCTTGTGTTAACAAAACAGAAACACACGTTTTTGAAACATTAAGAAATAAAGGATACGATGTTGGTAAAAAATCGGACCGCGAAATGTTTAAAACTAAGTATAGATATGATATAATTATAGATGATAAGAAAGTAATAGTCGAAGTCGATGGTGCACAACATTTCAGACAGGTTAGTAATTGGGGTTCATACGAAGAAACGTATAAAACTGATATATACAAGGAAGAACTTGCGTATAAAAACGGGTACCGAGTTGTTCGAATATCACAAGAATATGTATGGTACCACCAGATCGCAAAAAATAAAACGGAATGGATTTCAAAATTAGTAAAAGCTATAGAGAATGAGCATGAAAACCAATTTATTTCCGATAGTGATGAGTATATTCATAGAAGTGTAATTACAAATCAAATTCCTTTTTAGTTCCACCATCGTACGCGTTCACAAACACTGAATCTATCGTTTTTAAACCTAAGTTGTAACATATCGTTATTAAAATTAAATATTAAAAATGGTCAAAACTCGAAACCAATTACGTAAATCTAAATACAAGCGAACGGCTAAACTCGGTCGCGATGTATATACACCGGATAAGGGTGGGTACACAGTTATTAGGAATACACCTGGAACTGGTAATGTTAAACACCCATTATATATAACTGGTGATAAGAAAAGACAACTTAAAAAGAAGTTGGCAAAAAAACAAAAGTGTTCACGATACGAATGTAATCGATGGTTTGAAGTTGCTGCACACGTAACATGTGAAAACGATAAACGTCATTACATTGTACCGTTATGTAGACGATGCAATAATCCAAAACGGTACAAACCGTTTTGGACGTCGCCATATATAGAAATGGTCCGTATTGAGAAAGTATATACTCAACGGGTATCAAAACCCATTTTAAATAATGATATTTTAATTTAACCAAGCGTATGATGACACTCCCAACACAGTGTTGCCACGGGGTATTGTTTATGTAATTCTATAAATTTTCTAAGAATCATGTATGTTTGATATCCTTCTTCCGTTCGTGATTCTGACACAGCAATTTTTAAAATTTCGGGTCGAGATTTGATCGTGTGTGCATGTGTTAAAATGCATTTTTTACTTTTCTTCGCACCACACCCCAAACACGAGGGTGCAGTTCTAAAAAAGTTTTTTACTAAATTGGCGGCATTCGCTTTCGAATAGTGTATTAT